ATCAGGGTTACCCCCTTTGATTTCTAACTCATTATCAACTCAGTATACCTTGACAGATGGTTCGACCTCAACGTATAATGCGGATTTATTTGGATTCATGTTGGATATTTCTGGTGATACTTCGGTTTCAGCATCGACTGCAAACGTATATGGCTCAATTCCTACTGCTGATTTCAATTCCTTAAGTGGTTCTTATTCAAATCTTGAAAACATATTTGGTTGCAGTAACTTAAGTTTAGATTCTGCTGATTTAACTGCTGGAACTAACGACCCATGGTACTATGCAACTTTTGATGTTACAAACAACAATAACTACTCAGGTTATTCTTGGTATTATGACGTTACACAATATGTTACTGGAGCATCTGGATTTTTTAGCGGAACAGTCACTGGTGACTTATTTACCTATTCGGGGACTGCTTATACTGAATGGAATAATTTAATTTTGGCTACTTTACGTTCTCGTGGTATTTCAGTTTATACTGCTGATTTACATGGTCCACAATATCAAGTTACTGGTTTAACAGATTTAAATTTAGTTTGTACCGGAGCTTACTCAGGAATTTCACAAAGTCCATTTGCTACATTCCAATTGAGTGGTGTGTCTTATGAAGGCAACACTTTCTCCTTTGATACTTCTTTCGACTCAACTAATGCAAACTACATTACTAAAGTTTTAGGTATTACAAACTTCTCAAAACCTAGACAAGAAGTTCCAATTTATGTTGAAGAATCATATCTTGGTATGTTAAACTATGGTTACAATAAAGGATATGTTCGTGGTGTTAAGTGCGATTTGATTGCACTTCCTGAAGCTCGTGATAAAGCTTCTACAACTTCTATTGCATGGTTCTTGGACCAGTATCAAACCCCTAAAACACCATATTTTGTATCAGAACTACGTGGTAATAAAGTTTACAACTTGTTTAGATTTATGACTATCAGTGATGGTAATTCAGCAAACACTGATGTAAAAATTTCAATAGCAAACATTTCCTTCAATAACCAAACCTTTGATGTGTTGGTTAGAGACTTTTTTGACACGGATGCTAATCCGGTTGTTTATGAAAAGTATACTAATTGTACGATGGACCCTACACAAAACAGCTTTATTGGTAAGAAAATTGGTTCTGCTGATGGTGAGTATCCATTAAATTCTGCATACATAATGGTGGAAATGTCAGATGAATATCCTGTTGACGCGCTACCATGTGGTTTCTACGGACTTGAGGAAAGAATTTACGAAACAGCAACTAACCCTTCTCCATTTCCTATTATCAAAACTAAATACTTTTTCCCTGGTGAAACAATTTATGACCCTCCTTTTGGAACTACTGCTGGTGGTGCAAATATTGTGACTTCTTCCGGTGATGTTGTAAGAAGAACTTATTTAGGAATTTCCTCTCAATTTGGAATTGACACTGACCTTCTTCAGTACAAGGGTAAAAAGAACCCCGTTGTTGGTTGGGATTTGGCTACAACTTCAGAACCTTGGAACTACCAAACTAAAGGTTTCCACATGGACTCTGGAGCAACAGTTGTAACTATTGTAAATTCTCAGGTAACTAGTGGAACTCCTGCTTTTGATGTTGGTGTTGCTAGTTTCGATTCTGAACCTACTTCTCAAGAGAGTCCATACTACTTTATTTATTCACGAAAATTCACTTGTGTTTTTCAAGGTGGTTTTGATGGTTGGGATATCTACAGAGAATTTAGAACTAACCAAGACAGATTTGCTCTTGGAGCAACTGGATACTTACAGGGTTCTACACCAACGCAACGTTATCCAACAGCTTCTGGAGATGGTACTTTCAAAAGAATTGTAATTGGTGATAACACTCAAGATTTTGCAAACACTGACTACTACGCTTACTTACTTGGACAATTAACATTTAATAACCCGGAATCAACAAACATCAACGTGTTTGTAACCCCTGGTATTGACTATGAAAACAACTCTAACTTATGTGAGTTGGCTATCGGGATGGTTGAAAATGAAAGAGCTGATGCGATTTATATCGTAACAACTCCTGACTACAACATGTATACCCCTGATAGTAGTTCTCAGTATGAAATTATTTACCCACAAGCTGCGGTTGATAATCTAGACAACACTGGAATAGATTCATCATACACGGCAACTTATTATCCATGGATTTTGGAAAGAGACACAGTTAACAATACCCAAATTTACATTCCACCTACTGGTCAAGTTTGTAGAAACCTTGCTTTAACTGACAACATTTCTTTCCCTTGGTTTGCTTCAGCTGGTTATACAAGAGGTCTTGTGAATTCTGTAAAAGCTAGATTAAAACTTACACAAGAAGATAGAGACACTCTTTACCAAGGACGTATAAATCCGATTGCTACTTTTTCTGATGTTGGTACTGTAATTTTTGGTAACAAAACACTTCAAATTAGAGACACAGCTTTGAATAGAATAAACGTAAGACGATTGTTACTTCAGGCTCGTAAGTTGATTTCAGCGGTTGCAGTACGGTTGTTATTCGAACAGAATGATGAAATTGTAAGACAACAATTCTTAGATTCGGTAAACCCTATCTTAGATGCGATTAGAAGAGACCGAGGTTTGTATGATTTCCGTGTTACGGTTGCATCCACTCCTGAGGATTTAGATAGAAACACTCTCACAGGTAAAATCTATTTAAAACCAACAAAGGCTTTAGAATTTATAGATATCGAATTCTTAATTACTCCAACTGGAGCGTCTTTCGAAAATATTTAATATCTTTGGGGTGGGAAAAATGAATTTCCCACCCTTTTTTTGCCATTTCAATAATGAAAACAAAACATAAGTCGTCCTTTAAAACCGGAACCCCTGACCTTAAATACTACGCTTTTGACTGGGACGATAATTTGGTACACATGCCTACAAAAATCATTCTTCTGGATGTTGATGGTAACGAAGTTTCTATGAGTACCGAAGATTTTGCAACCTTTAGAGGGCAAATTGGAAAAGAAAATTTCAAATACAATGGTAATATAATAGCAGACTTTGCAGCAAACCCATTTCGTTTTTTTGGTGTGGATGGTGATAAAGACTTTTTAGCTGATGCTATGAAAGCTAAACTTGGGCCAGCCTGGAATGACTTTAAAGAAGCGGTTAATAACGGTTCTATTTTTGCAATTATAACCGCTAGAGGGCATAATCCAGAAACCATCAAACAAGGAGTCTACAATTACATCAATAGTAACTTTGGGGGCATCTCTAAAAAAGAACTTGTAAAAAATCTAAAAAAATATAGGGACTTTGTGGGAGAAGAAAAAATGTCCGATGAAGATTTAATTTGGTCGTATCTTGAGTTAAATAGGTACAATCCGGTAAGCTTTGGTGTGGAAGAAGAGGCTGCAAACCCTGAAGAAGCAAAAGTCTTGGCTATGGCAAACTTCGTTAAATATGTAAAATCTTTAGCTTTGATTTTACAAAAAAGTGCATTTTTGAAAAAAGGGGTAGCAAATAAGTTCATACCAAAAAAACCAACAATTGGTTTTTCAGATGACGATGAGAAAAACGTAAAAAGTATACAGACGTATTTTAATCAAATTAAAGAACCGATAAATTTATACTCTACAAAAGGAGGTATAAAAAAAGAATACAAGTAAAAAATTCTCTATATTACTATTATTAAATAATAAAGAAATTATTATAATTAATATTTATAAAGAACTAATAATTAATACTTAATAATTAATACTTAATACTTAATACTTAATAATTAATACTTAATACTTAATACTTAATACTTAATACTTAATACTTAATACTTAATACTTAATACTTAATACTTAATACTTAATACTTAATACTTAATACTTATATGGGAATTTTAACTCTCCACCAAAAAAAAGTAAATAGAAAAAGTTTTCCACCAAGAGTATATTTATAATAAACGATAAAAAGTAAAAATAAGAAAACACAATGGCGGATTTATTAATGAAAATGCCGATTCCTTACGAACCTAAAAGACAAAACAGGTTTATATTAAGGTTTCCATCATCTTTGGGTATCAATGAGTGGTTCGTAGAATCTACGGCTAGACCTCACATCACCATCAACCCAACAGAAATTCAGTTTTTGAATACCTCAACTTTTGTTGCGGGAAGATTTAACTGGCAAACAATTCCAGTAACTTTCCGTGACCCAATTGGTCCTTCGGCAGCCCAAGCTCTAATGGAGTGGGTGCGTTTACATGCGGAATCAGTAACAGGCCGTATGGGATACGCAGCTGGTTACAAAAAAGATATTGATTTGGAAATGCTTGACCCAACGGGTGTAGTAGTTGAAAAATGGATTCTTTACGGAACATTCCTTACCGACGTAAACTTCAACACCCTTAACTATTCTCAAGATGCTCTTGCAACTATTACAACGACGTTGAGAATGGACCGTTGTGTATTGATTTACTAAGAATTATTTATTTACTTTTTTTATCTAGTATATTTAACCGTAGAGCCGAACTCTACGGTTTTTTTTATTATGGACCAAGAAACTTTAAATTATTCACAACAGCAATTTTCCCTACCACATGATGTGGTACCACTTCCTTCCCAAGGAGTATTTTATAAAAATAAAAAATCTTCTATTAAGGTTGGTTATCTGACTGCAAGTGATGAAAACATACTCATGGCTGGCGGTAAAGATATGACTTTGAATCTACTTAGAGCAAAAATTTATGAGCCAGGTTTAAAACCCGAAGAACTTTTAGAAGGGGATATCGAGGCAATTCTTGTTTTTCTGAGAAACACAGCATTTGGGCCATCGATTGAGTTGAACTTAACTGACCCCAAAACAAATAAGAGATTTCAAGCCACAGAAAGGCTGGATGAACTTAACATAAAAAAGGGTGAGGAACCAGATGCTGACGGAACATTCAGCGTTAGGCTACCGGTGTCTGAAAAAAACATTAAGTTGAAACCACTTTCATTCGGTGAAACAACTGAAATATCTAACATGAGCGAAACTTATCCTCAAGGAAGAATAGCCCCTGTTAGAACTTGGAGACTTCAAAAAGAAATTGTTGCTATCGAAGGCACAACGGACAAAGGTGAAATTCACAAGTTCATAGAATCTATGCCTTTGGCAGATTCCAAATACATAAAAAAATTCATGAATGAAAACGAACCCCGATTAGATATGGTTAGGGTTGTAATTACCCCGTCAGGAGAAAAGCTGTCTGTGAACATCGGCTTCGGGGTTGACTTTTTTCGCCCTTTCTTCTGATTACCGACAAGGTCAAATAGATGAATTCTACTATTTGGCTCAGATTTTTCACGTTTCTTACAATGATTTTATGAATATGCCTCTCTTTGTTAGAAAATATATGTTAGATAAATGGGTTAAAGAAAAAGAGAAAAATTAAAAAACTCTATTTATATTAAAAACACCGTAGATGGCTGAAGAAAACATAAGAGGAGCTGAATTATTTAAAAAACTTCTAGCAGAATCTGCAGATTTACTCGGTAACATCGGCAGAATACAAGATGGTATTAGTGATATCAATCGTTCGTTTGGTGAAACTCGAACTAGGTACTTAGAGTTTTCCACAGCTGTTTCTGATAGCGTTGCTGATTTTGTTCGTTTAGGGGGTGAAGCATCGGATGTTAGTGCAACAATCGCAGGTATAGGGGAAGCTTCTAGGAGAAACGTAGTTGCAACAAAAGAAACCCTCACTGAAATATTTGCTACCGCAGAGTATTTGGGTATTAGTGCTAAAGATATTACAGAAAGTTTTGCTATTGCGGGCATTGAAATGTCCAATATTGCGGAAGCAACAGAAGAATCCGTAAATTATATTCAATCAATAGGGCTTAATGCTCGAACCATAATGGGTGATGTTGCCCTAAGAATGGAGTATATGAACCGTTTCAATTTCGAGGGGGGTGTATTAGGTTTAAGTAAGATGGCAGCACAAGCCTCAATGTTGAGGTTTGACATGAATCAAACAGCTGAGTTTGCTGACAAAGTTTTGAATCCGGATGGGGCTATACAAATGGCTGCTGCATTCCAAAGATTGGGTGTTGCCTCGGGTGATTTAGTTGACCCATTCATTTTAATGGACAAGTCAATCAACGACCCAGAGGGACTGCAAGATTCAATTATAGACCTTGCCAAACAATTCACAATCTTTGATGAGAAAACCGGTAACTTTAGAATTAATCCGGGGGGAGTTCGTCTGTTGAAAGAACTACAGGAGCAAACTGGTCTTAGCTACGAAAATATGACCAAAACTGCGCTTGCTGCTGCAGATTTAGATAGAAGATTAAGTCAAATCTCCTTTGATGTTCAAGGAAGTGAAGAGGACAAGATGTTGGTGGCGAACATGGCCAAAATGGGGGAGGACAAGAGGTTCTATGTTGAATTCCAAGACGAACAAGGTAAAAAACAAACAGAAGCCTTAGAAGACTTGACCGATGCACAGTTTCAACAAATCAAACAACAAGCTGCACTTCGTCCAGGAACTATGGAAGAAATAGCAAGAGCACAATTGGATACTGACGTTTTAATTGCTAAGGACATTGCCGCGTTACCAATGAGATTGGGTTATGCACTAGCGGGTCAAACAGGTTTAGTAAGAGGTGTCGAAAGTCTAAGAGAAGGTTTTGATAATTTTGCCAAAGAAGCATATGGAGAAAAGGCAATTCCAACAACAAAGGAATTTAGACAAGCTTTTGAAGAGGTTGGTGGAGAATTAGCAAAAACAGCTCAAGACTTAATTAAAGGTACAGCATCTATTGGTGATTTACAAAATGTTCTCAACAGAAGTATCGAGGAGGGAAAAGTTGAACTAGATGTTGCAGGGAGAATGCAAAATGTTATTTCCGCATTTCAGAACATGGAATCTGGAAGAGATAGATTCAAAAAACTGGGTATTGCCAGCAGCCAAGAGGGAGAAATGAGCAGTTTTGATTCCTATACAAAACAACAAAGAGAAAGTGGGCAAACTACCGTAAGTGGTCAAGTCGAAGTAAAAGGCGGTATAAATATTAAAGTTGATTCACCATCCAATCTAACAGACCAACAAGTGTTTAACATTTTCAACAATCCAGAAGTACAAACGCAAATATTCAAAATTGTAAAAGGTATGGTAAATACTGAAATACAACCTCTGAAAAAATAAATAACTCTATTTATAAATAAAAGTATTAATGGCAAGCCCACTAGATTTTCCTAGCTCCGAAGTTTTTAGAAAAAAACTTGTGGTAAGAAATTTAGTGCCATACAATAAATCCCCTAAGTTTCCAAGCCCCCCCTTTAACTACGAAACTATACAGCGAGATTTATCTCCAGTCGATACCGATGACACGTTAATCGACACTCCAATTCTTGCAAATTTACTATACCCTTTAAACCAATATGGTGCAGAGGGGGGGTACAAACAAGCCCCTTTTATTGGAGCACTAAATAATACCAACTCAAATGAGGGTGAGTATGGGTTTCAAGATGCCAATATAATTGACGAGGGATTTAGCGCAGCACAAGTTGGCTTTCCTGGTATTGCACCAGCATGGAAACCCCTTAACGCTTATGCCAGCACAGACCAATTAACGGATTCCGCACAGTTTTTCAGTTCAATTGAGATTTTAACACAAAATAATGGCCGTACCACAAACGCCCAGCCATACCCAAACTTTAACCCATCGTCATATCCTCTAATTGGCATTATGCTTAGTCAGGACCCTGCGGGTTCTAATGGTTTATTATCTAGTGATTCTTTTCTTGCGAAACTAAGTGCCACATCTCTGAGACGACAGGTTGAATTTAATATTGCACAGCAAATAAGAAACAACACCCGTGGTCGGGCAAACTTCCTTAATGTAAACGGGGGGGAAGATATTCTTGCATTTATCAATGGAAGAGTACCACTTTTAGAACCAAACTTTACAATTACCGAGGGTTCAACAATCATCGGGGCAGCAGCAGGGTTGTTAAATAGAATCTCCGGAGCTTATGCTCCATTTTCCGTTATACCAGGAAGTTACTTTGACCCACAAATCAATAGTGGAATACCAACGACAGGTCAACAACTTGCCTCAGCTTTTCTGGGTGCAAATGCTGCAGCAGGTCTTGGAAGATTTTTTGCCAGATTAAATTCGCAATCAAATTTAAGAGGGTCAATATTACTTTTAGAAAATACTGGTGGGGGTCAAAGGTCGCAGTTATTTAAAAACTTAGATTACAACCTGTACAAGCCAGGTTACGACAGACCCATTTTTGATAGGGTAGCAGGGGCACTTCAGGGAAGAAATACAAACAACGGTGAATACTATATTGGTAGTGTTAAAAGTGAACCTTCCCAAGTATTCTCACCCTCTGGTGATGTTCCAGTAGACCAGTTTGGAAGAGAAATTCAAGCACCGGTATATGGGCCACAGGAACTTGCACAACTCTACGAAGGACCAGGTCAAGCTCTTAATCTTGGAGCTAATGGACCAACATATAGTAGTGGTGGTGATATTGTCGGAGGTTTTACTTGGGTGTCACCAAAATATAAGGGTAATGCTGGAAAATTTGTTGGACTCGGTGGAGACCCAATAGCGGAGGACCCAGACTTTAGACCTTCAGCGTATCAGCCAACGGAATCAACAGAGTTTGAGTTTAGACAAGGGTCCATCATGGACGATACTCAAAGAATTATTGATTCACAACCAAGAGGGGGGAGAAGACTGCAACACGTGGGAAATGCAATAGACCAGGTTTCAAAAGTGTTCAACGATGGGTATACAGAAATTACCAAGGGTTCAAGAGTAAGAAGATATGTTGGCGCAATTGGGGCTGAAGTAGGTGTTGAATATTGTAGAATATTTCAAAAAGATACTCCGTATCTTCAATATAACGACCTACAAAAGGTTGATGGTATTACAACAGAAGGTAGAAGATTTTCGTATTCTATTTTTGACAAAACATACAATCTAAACATTGCCCCAAACAAAAGAGAAGGGGGTCAAGACTCAACAAACTTAATTGGAGGTCCTAATGGTTACGCAAAAAAATATATGTTTTCTCTTGAAAACCTTGCTTGGAGAACTTCGAATAGGCCTGGCTATACAGTTGCTGATTTGCCTATATGTGAAAGAGGTCCAAATGGTGGTAGAGTTATGTGGTTTCCACCCTACGGGTTAACTTTCAACGAAAGTACAAGGGCAAGTTTTAAACAAACAGATTTTATTGGAAGACCAGAACCTGTATTTACATATTCAAATAGTTCACGCTCGGGTTCTCTAACTTGGAAAATCGTGGTAGACCATCCATCGGTTTTAAACATGTTAGTAAACAGAGTTTTAAACGACACAAATATTAGACAAAGAGCTGACCAAATATTGGATTCATTTTTTGCTGGGTGTAGAAAATACGATTTGTACGAATTAGCCAGAAAATATTATACGGTGAATCCAAATGATATTTTTGAAATCCAACAAAGACTTCAAACTAAGAATGTTCCAGGAGAAGATGTTGAATATTATGTAAGGTCTGTACAAACTGGGGGTTTTGGAACAACAGCAGGAGGTTCAGATGGAAATGGATATCAGCCAGCAACAAGTCAAAAAAGACAGTTCTCTGGATTTGATTATTCAAAATTGTCAAATTACGCCCTTTATTTTGATAACGATATTCCTAAGCCTGAGAATCTAGGTCAAGATGTTCAGAATTATGATGTTTACTATCAAACTTATACAAGTAGTACAAACAAACAATTGTACCAAACCAGAGCAACTCCTTTAGGTCAAGCCGTTCAAGTTGGAGAGTTTTTTACACAAGTTGTAGAGGGTAATAAAAGTTCTATTGAACAAATGTTAATACAGCTCGATAGAGATTTGACAAACAATCCAAAGGATACTTGTAGTATAAATTTGCAGAGTAGTGCATCTAGTCCTCAAACACCAGACTATAATGTTCGTCTGTCTCAAAGAAGAATGCTCTCTGCTACTGAGTACATTGCTTCAATTGGAAATTTGGGCACCTACATAAGTGAAGGAAAATTAACCGTCAATAGTGGAACAACTTCCGGGGAAAACGCCGTTGTTCAACCAATTGGTTTGAATGGTAGAAATTTTCCTGGCCCTGCTGGCGGATTTAATTGTTTATCCACAGCAGCAACAGATTCTTTGTCAAGTGACGCTCAAATTTACACTATCAACACAATGGCTTGTAGAAGAACAAGTATTGTATCAATAAATTATGTTGAAGCACCTTCACCAACAGATGTTGATGTGCCGGAGGAAATTCCATTCTTTGACGAACAAATTATTGAACAAAGAAGACCCAAGCAGCCAGTTACTGAAGTTGTTGAAGAAACTGTGTTTAGAGACAATATCACAAAAAGAGTGCTTCGTAGTTTGTTGTCCGAATGTGATTACTTTGAAGTAATTAAACAGGACACACCAATGGTGTACGATAGCTTGAGAGAAAAATTAAAATTTTTCCACCCAGCTTTTCACTCAATAACACCGGAGGGTTTGAACGCTAGACTTACGTTCCTACAGCAATGTATGAGACCAGGTGACACCATTCCAACGGTTAAAGTTGATAACCAAGGGGGAACCACTCTCCAGTACAACAATGCCGTAAATACTTCATTCGGTTCGCCACCTGTGTTAATTTTAAGAGTAGGAGACTTTTTCCACTCTAAGATTATACCAGAAAATTTAAATATTACTTACGAAGATTTGGATTTAAATCCAGAAGGAATTGGAGTGCAACCCATGATTGCTAACGTAACTTTATCTTTTCAATTTGTGGGTGGACAAGGTCTAAAGGAGTCTGTTGACAAACTTCAAAATGCTTTGTCATTTAATTACTACGCCAATACAGAAATCTACGACGACAGGGCTGACGCTACGGATGATAGTTATAAAGTTTTTGACCAAGAGTTTATACAACAACTTAATTTAAAAACCCCACCCCCAACTATTAATCAAGCCACCAACACTCAACCAAAAAGTAATTTAGAATTTATTGGTAGAGTTGTTACAACCACTACCACACCAAATGGTGATATTGGTACAATTCAGTATAAAGATTATATGTCTAACCTTGTTGGAGAAACTCAAAATTATTTTACCACTATTAACAATAAATTCAGAGACTTGAATTTGCAATATAATAACGCTGTAAGGCAGCAATTCAGTTTCAATAGAAGGTATCGTGATGGGGAAATGTTAGTTGCTAGTGGGGGTGGTGATGTTCCTTTATTTGGTAAACCATCAACATTTGAAAAAGACGTAAATGATGTTTTTTCAGCATTCATTAAAGATATTAATGATGATGTTGAGGGTTACATAACATATTTGAATGAAGAGGTGGGTTTCTTTTCAAACAAAACAATTAGAGTTATTAAAAACAACTATAAAGATTATGTAAATAACTTTAGAGGGACTTTTCAAAATGGTGCAACATCAATCTTACAAAACATAGTTGATGTGCAAACATCGTACATTCAATCGTTATCAAGAGCAAATGTTTTATTGTATTTTGATAGTATTCCAACTCTAGGAACTGATGGATATCAAAGAACCGACGGTAATGTCGTTGTAATTGATATATCAGGAACTACCGCAGTATCACCATCATCTGTTGGTGTAAGTAATACCTTAGATGAATTAAATTCTGATTTAGGAATTATAGTGTCTGCATTGACTTCATTTGAAAACGCAATTGAATCTGGTTATACAGCAAACATTAGTGGTAGCGCTTATTCTGGTTATTTTGCAACTAGTTTAGGGGATGAAAAACTAGTAAAAGACCAAGTTTTTGAGCCTTTCACAAAGGATACTTTTTGGAATTCAGAATCTAATCGCAGACAATATTTTATATTATCTCAACAGATTCTCGATGAAAACAGGTATAACACTTTTAAAAACGCTATAATAGGAAATCTCAGGGATAATGCATCTGCTTTAGCGAATGTTACATTCCAACAAGTTGAGGCAACCTTTGATAATTATTGGAAAGGTGTCGCTAGACCAGCATACTTTTCTGAAAATGCAGCAACTGATGCATTCCTTACCGATTTTCAAACAAATGTGCTTCGAAACTTTTTGAACTTTACGCCATTCAATTTGAATAAAGAGAGATTATTTACATATGAAACCCTGCTTCAACCACCGTCTGAACAAGTAGAGTTAGTTAAAAATTTGGGTAATAAAAATAATGTCGACACAGATGTTACTTCCTGGACCACAACGTTAGGGAATGTGATAATTGGTAAAGCGCAACTTCTATAACATGGCTTTTAATTATTATAATAGATACACCCCTTTTGAAAATAACGGACAAGCAAGTGTTGTTCCGTTTGTTACTTTGCCAGCAAAACCATCGGACCGAATTTTTGTTTACAAAGTCGGGAGAAGTAGGTTAGACACCGTTTCGCAAGAATACTATGGAACCCCTTTTTTTTCATGGCTTATACTCCAAGCAAATCCACAGTTTGGTGGTTTGGAAAATAATATCTTTGACGGGGCGGTCTTGAATATTCCTTATCCTTTAGTAACTTCATTACAGGATTATAAACTTGCGGTAGAAAACTACTTCTATTATTATGGCAGATAGTGTATTTGGTGACAACTCGGGAAACATTTATGTTGAAGCTGACTACAACAACATTATTTTAGTAGACCCAAACAAAACCACGCGGATTGGTCCGGGAGGAAAAGCTTTGATTGAGGATAGAGTTGTTGACCACGAAAATTTGGTTATGTATGCAAACTTGGAAGCATTTGTTCTTCCGAGAACAAAATTAGCTATTGGAGGAAGTCCCCAAGACAATCTAAGAACAATATCTATTGCTTCGTTGAATTTCCTTAAGCCAAATGATGATGAATTTCTTGGCACTGGATATTATGATGATTTGACTGGGTTAAATTCAAATCAAGGAAAAGCCAGACTCCAAAGATTTGAATCCGTTGTTAGTAATGACCAAAATGGTACCAAATTCTACAAGCAATTTACTGCAACTGATGACCGTGGTAGGGTTATTGACCCAGGACTATTGGGAATTACAAGTATTCAGATTACAACTTCAATGTCTTTTATTCCAGAGGTTAAAATTGAACTAGAGGATGTACAGGGCAATC